ACGGTACTGGAACCAACGAAGATGTAATCATTATTGGAAACACGCAAGAATCCCACCTTTGGGAAGATGGCGATGGTTCACCAATGATGTTGCGCTTTGAGGAACCTAAGTCAGCCGAACTCGAAGTGAAGATGGTTGTTTATGGTTACTCTGCTTATACTGCAGGTCGCTATCCAAATGCATTTGCATTGATTGGTGGTACTGGATTGGTTACACCAACCTTCTAATCACCTAACTTTGTTGTGGGTTTGGTATCATTCTGATACCAAGCCCATAACTAAGGATAATAAATGTCGTACATAAAAGCATTACTTGCCGAAAGAGAAGGATACGTACAGCGTGGTCTTAAAGACCGTGTTGCACAAATTGATGCACTTCTAAAAAAAGAAGGCAACATTGAAGTAGAAGAAACAACAACTATTGAACCTGAAGTAGAAGTTGCTTCCCTAACACGCAAAACATCAAAGCGTAAGGTTTAGTTAAATGCCTATCACTAATGGTTACTGCACATTAAACGAAGTGAAAGCGGCATTACGCATTAGTGACAATACTGATGATGCACTTTTAGAAAACGCTATTGAAGGTGCTTCTCGTCGCATAGATGGTTACTGTGACAGATTCTTTTATCAGAAAAATGCAACAGCACAATTCTTCACACGTTACGAATACAAATTAGATGTAACAGATTTTGTTTCAATAACTACTTTGAAAACAGATGATAATGGTGATGGCATCTATGAAAACACTTGGACTGCTTCAGAGTATTACTTTGAACCCACCAACACTTCTATTACAGGTATTCCTTATCGCCGTATTGTGGCGGTTAATGGTGCAACTTTTCCGATTTTCACTGACCCAACAACACCACCAATACAAATCAATGCAACGTGGGGATGGTCGTCAATCCCTGATGATGTTCGTGAGGCTTGCGTGCTTTTGGCTATGCGTGGTTTTGCTAGGTATAACGCTGCACTAGGAATAGTTGGTTTTGCAGATATGGCAATAACTGTTCGTGCTGTTGACCCTGATGTTAGAGATATGTTGAATCCTTATCGTTTGGCGGTGGCTGTTTAATGCCTGCAACAGTTAGTCAAGTTGCAACTGGAATTAAAAACAGGTTGGCAACTATTAGTGGATTGCGCACATTTAATTATCAGCCTGAACAACTAAACCCACCAGTTGCCTTTCCTGCATTAACTGGCGTGGAATACCACAGGGCATTCCGTGGTGGGGATGTGTTAATGAATTGGGATGTTCATGTTGTTGTTGGTAGGTACACAGATTCACGCGCCCATCAACTATTAGATGATTTTTTATCCTATGACGGTGTTAAAAGTGTTCGTCTGGCATTAGAAGGCGACAAGACGCTAGGTGGCGTATGCGAGACATTGGTGTTATCATCAGGGGCAGACGTTACAAGCATTAGCGAAAACGGTTCAGAGTTTTTAGAAATAACATTTTCACTAACGGTTCACGGATAGGAATTATGAAAACATACAAAATTATGTCAGAGCGTTTGTCGTTCGGTAAGAAAAACACAATACTTGACGAAACAGCATTTGATGGTGCTAACATTGAAGCATTGATTGATGCAGGTCATATCGCACCAGTAAATAAAAACATCAAACAAGAATCCGAAGAAGTAAAGGATAAATAACTAAAATGGCAAAGATCGTTTTAACAGATGCCAGCATCACGATTAATAGCGTGGATTTGTCCGATAGGGCGAACAGTGTTTCTGTGAATTATGAAGTTGATTCAATCGAGGTGACCGCCTTTGGTGATGATGGGCACAACTTTGTGGGTGGGTTGCAAAACCTAACTTGTGAAATTTCTTTGATGCAGGATTTTGCTGCAACAGAAACAGAAGCAACTATTTATCCTTTGGTTGGAACTACTACAACTGTTGTGATCAAACCAACGGCTTCTGCTGTTAGTGCAACTAATCCTTCATACACAATCACTGGTGCATTCCTTGCAGCGCATACACCTGTTGCTGCTGCTGTTGGTGAACTTGGTATGACCACACTTTCATTCACTGGTGGAACAATCGCTAAAGCGACTTCGTCATAGTCAATAATTAGAAGGAGATTCAATTGAAAATTGAATTAACCGTTAAGTTCAACGATGGAACCACACGTGATGTGGATGCTGTGTTTGCTGATTTTGTTTCTTTTGAACGTACATGGAATCGAAGTATTACACAATTTGAAAAAGAACTACGCCTAACAGACCTAGCGTGGCTTGCTTGGAACTCATTGAAGCGTAAGAAACTTGTTGATTTACCTTTTGACCCTGATTGGATTTCACTTGTTGAAAGCATTGAAATCCGTGACGAAGAAGAAGGTTCAGAAGATATCCCTTTGGCATAGAGACAGCACACACACTTATAGCGTTGCTGTCTGTTGAAACAGGTATACCAATTAGTGTTCTATTAAAAGAACCCGAACACCATCTCAATGCAATGTTGCATTATGTCTTTAATAAAAGAAGTATTTGGGATGATTTCAAACGCCGTTCTCAAAATCCGTGGAGTGAATTAGATAACATCATTAAACAGTTTTGATGTATCATTTGTTTTATGTCCACAATAGCGGTTCAAAATGTCAAACCAGTTTTGGAAACATTGAGGATGCTTGAACCCACGCTATACAAAACAATTCAAAAAGAAATTGTTTCAGAAGGCAATTTTATTGTTGAAGAAATAAAATTCAAGTTTCCTAAAGAACCGTGGGAATCTAGGCGTGGTGTTAACTGGACAAAGTATGGTCGCACACAACGTGGTCGCAAACCTAAAGGTGCAACTGGTTCCGCGTTTCCTCGCTACAGAATTAATGATGTACGTAAAGGTGTTCGTGCAAAAGCAGGTGGGAGAAAACGACGTGATGGTTCTTATCCAATCTTGACAATTCAACAACGTAATGCCGCTGGTGTTATTTTCGATTTAGCAACCCTTAACAGAACTATTGGTAAAGATTCTTTTGTTCGTAATCTCAACAAGGTTAGTTCTCCTTCTCGTGTTATGTATCCAACAGTATTGCGACATAAGAAAAGACTTGACTACAAAATCAACAGAATTGTTGAAAAGGTTGAAAAAGAATTTCAGTTGGAAATTCGTATGGAATCTACGCGCAGACAAAATGCTTCTATTCGTGCATCACGACAAGCACGTAATGCGTTAGGTCAATTTGGAAGGATGTTCTAGTAATGGCAATTAATGTTCCAGTAATTTCAACCTTTGACGCTCGCGGTGTTAATAAAGCAATTCGTGAATTCAAAAATCTAAAAACAAGTGCAGATAAAACTGCATTTGGATTATTAAACATTGATGCATCTCTACGTCGTGGTATTGCATCATTTGCAAAGTTTGCTACCGTTGGTTTAGGTGTTGCTGGTGTTATTGGTTCAAAACTTGCACAAGCAGGTTATGAAGCACAGAAAGCGATGGAGCAAACTAAAGCAATTATTCAGTCAACTGGAATGTCTGCTGGTGTTACTGCTGATGAAGTTTCGGAAATGTCTGAACGTCTTGCTATGCAAGTTGGTGTTGATGATGAGTTAATCCAGAAAACAGCAAACTTGTTGTTGACGTTTAAGCAAGTAAAAAATCAACTTGGAGAAAACAACGACATTTTTAATCGTGCTGTTGAAACTGCACTTGATTTAGGAAATGTTTTTGGTTCTGCAGATAAAGCAGCAGTTCAGTTAGGTAAAGCACTTGCTGACCCTGTTAAGGGTGTTACTGCACTTCGTCGTGTTGGTATTAACTTTACACAGTCGCAGAAAGACCAAATTAAATCTTTAGTTGAACAAAACAAACTTCTTGAAGCACAGAAAATTATTCTTGATGAAGTTGAATCACAGGTAGGTGGTACTGCTGAAGCAACTGCTACAGACTTTGACCGTATGCGTGTTGCTGTTGAAAATGCTGCAGAAAAAATTGGTGGCCTGCTTCTTCCCTATGTTGAGCGTTTATCTAATTTCATAACAACATCTGTCGTGCCTGTCATTAACACGTTTACACAAACAGTTGGTGAACAAGGTTTAGGTTCAGGTCTGCGTTATTTGTTTGGTCAAATAGTTGGTGGCATTTCATCTATGGGAACACTAGGAAAAGTTATTCTTGGTGTTGCTGGTGCATTTATAACATTGCGTGCTGCAACGATCGCCTTCAATGCTACACAAACTGCTTTTTCTATTGTTGCAAATCTTGCTACTGATTCAATGAAAAAACAACAGATACAAGCAGGCGCAACTAAAGCGTCATTGGGCGTTGCTGCTGCTGCTGCTGGATTAATTGCTGTTGCTGGTGTTGCTTACTCTCTTTATGCAAAACGTAAAGCAGAAGCAGAGAGAACTACACGTGGATTCGTTGAAGCATTAAAAGAAGAAGGAACTGCACAGCAACAAGCGTTGTCACAGTTGTATTTAACAGATGATGGATTCAAAAACATTGTTGATAAGGCTGCAAAGTTTGGAATCACATTACGTGACATTCAACAATACATTGAAACTGGCGATGGAAAGTTCCGTGACCTAACCAATTCAATTAATGACAACACATTAATTATTGATAAAAATACAGCGATTGCACAGAAGTTACGTGACCGTATTAACGAAGTACGTAATCAATTAACAATGTCACAAGTTGCGTTTAACTTGGCTACTGGGGCTGTCATTAATTTTACTGCTCAAAGTGGAAAGGCATTTGCAACTGTTGCTGCTTTTAGTGCTGTAGCGATGCACAGCAGTAGCGTTATGTCTAAGTATGGACAAGCCACCGATGTTACTTCTATTGGTTTAGAAGAATTAATGAAGCAACTTGAAGGCGTTACTGAATCAACAGGTAAATCATCTAAAGCAACCGATACTGCAAAAGAAAGGTTTTCAAAGTATGTTAAATCATTAAAGGATTACAAGAACGCTAAAGATGATTACGTTAAGGCAGAGAAAGAAGTTCAGAAAACTAAAGAAGATGTAGCGAAAGCAACTATTGCGCAGGCTGTTGCGCAAGAAAAATTCAATCAGGTTCTGAAAGGATTTGGTGTTGGTTCTTTGCAGGCTGCTGATGCGCAGAAACAGTTAGAGCAGGCGCAACGTGATGCTGAACGTGCTGGTTATGATCTGGAGAAATCAAGGTTTGCTGTTACTGATGCTGAAGAAGCGTTAGCGCAGGCACGCCAAGAAGGTGATTCACAAGACATTAGGGAAGCAGAAATTG